CACTGGTGATATCAACTCTACTTCCATTGTTTACACTCGTAATCGTTCCGTTGGTCGCATTAATATCAAAATTGCCGTCATAACTACGAATACGCCCTGTTCGGATGTCGCCTAAATCAGCAGATAATGCAGATAGACTTGTTGTACGAATCTTATCAGCCGTAATACTGCCAGCTTTAATCCTATCAGACTCAAGATATCCAGTTGTAATCTTTGCTGCATCAAGATTAACTATTTTACCATTGGTGATTGTCGCATCTTGTATTTTCGCCCCAGCAATAGTAGCATCTGCAATCTTGGCGTTCACGATAGATGCATCTTGTATTTTTGCACTTGTAATAGCTGCATCACCAATCTTAGCATTAGTTATGGTACCGTTTTGAATATGAGCGGACTTGATAATCGCATCTTCAATATGAGTTGTACCGTCAAGCCATATATTTTTGCCCTTGATATACACGTTATCATCGGTCAAATTAATCTGAGATACAATATCATTATTGTTCTTAATATTCTTTACAGCCCAACTATTCGCTGTCTGATCAACTTGTGTACCTAGTGTTGATATTTTTCCGTCTATACCACCAATCTTCTGCGTTACCTCACTCCTGATACCTTCAGCTGTCTGCGTCAACGTATTATTCAGAGTAGTTACTCTACCATCAACAGTATTAATTTTCTTGTTGATTTCTGTCTTAATACCTTCCGCTGTTTGGGTCAGTGTATTATTAAGAGTGGTAACTCTGCCGTCTACAGCGGTAATTTTTTGATTTATCTCACTCCTGATGCCTTCTGCCGTTTGAGTAATATTCGAATTGGTTGCTATAATAGCACCCGATATTCCTTTGCAAGTTAATTTGAAATTTGATAATTTTATCTTTTTGGTGGTCGAAATTTCATGTTTAAGCGGAACATCATCAATGCGTAATTCATTAGTTTTTTTGCCCACATGAATAAATGTATTGTCGTTTTTGCCGTTTACTATAGATATCATCGGATATGGATTGTAATCACCACCTAACCCATAAACTAATACATCATTTGATTGTATTCCTTCACAATCAAATTCCAAACGATATTCAGCACCGGGAATTAAATTCTCCGTTAAATTCAAATAAAAACATGTGTCTGAGGTCGCAAAAATAGTATGTGTAAGTATCGCTGCCGTTCCATCTTTAATCACGTTTGCTTTAGGATTTACAGGGTCATTAGCGTCCACTATATTGCCCGTACCAGAAACCACACTGTCCATTCGTTTATCTACGGCAGTGATTGATGATTTAATAGCGGTATCTGTTTGTTCTAATGCAGATATCCTATTCTTAATAGTCCCCTGTTCATTGGTAACACTACTAACAGTTGTTTTAAACCCATTCACTGTTTGTTCGAGACTAGAATACTTAGAGTCTTGTTCTTTGTTCTTTTGGACCATTTCTGATTTGAAACTTCCGACCGTCTGCACAAGGCTAGAATACTTTTGGTCTTGCTCTTTGTTTTTATCAGCTACCTCTGTTTTAAATCCATTCACCGTCTGCTCAAGACTGCTAATTTTCGTTCCGTATCCCTCAACAGAAGTGATTCTATTCTTTAACGACGTGGTATCTCTGGAATAGTCAGCTGTTTTTACATAATCTCTACCTACTTCCGTTCGCAATTCTGATAATTGTCTATCTGTTTCTATTTTCGACAAGCCAACAATTGCTGTTTCAGTTTCTTCTGTAGATGGAATGAAAGAATTTTTGACGTTGCCTATGACTAGCATAGGTTTTAACAGCTCTGCTTTTCCTGATTTTAACGGAAATACAAATGCAAAAATACCTATATAAGCAAGGTTTTCTGGTAATTTAAACGTGACATATTGTCTTTGTTTGTATGTGGTTGCCTTATCTCGATATAATTCTTTTTGGATACCGTAAGAATAATATTCGCCTTGTTCATCCATAAATTGAACAATAGCTGTAATTTGTTTAGATTGTGGATATGTTTCTTTCATTACAGAACCTATCTCTTCATTTTCAACAGTGCAATTTTCAATATCAAAATCTATTGAGAAAGTGCATTCTTTTCCACTTAGTTCATGTAGATATTTGTCAGGTATCGACCAAATTTGTTGCGAACCGACGCTAATCGAACCTGTTAATTTTTTTGAAAGAGTTTCACTTACATAGTTTTTACTGCCTACAAAAAGATTATTCATAGCCAAATCTATATTATTCATAGCTGAATCTAAATCTCTTGTTTTGTCATAAATCCCTCTGTAACTGTCCATTAAATCCTTTGTGCTGCTTTGGATTGATTTAATACCTGATTCAAACAAACTTGATTTTCTATTCAATTCTTCAGCTAAACTAATATTCTTGCTGAGTTCATTTCCAAATTCTTCAAACAGACCTTGTTGCGATTCTAGCGTGTTATCTACTTGATTAAATTTCTCACGCATATCATCGATGGCAGTAGTTGATTCTTTAACAAGTCTATCGTTCTCTTCGATAGTCTTTTTGTTTTCTTCAAACTCTTTTTTGACTTCTTCAAACTCTTTCTCTAGTTCATCGAATTTTTCTCGAGAATTATGAACAACCCACTTTTCGCCATCCCACATCAAAATGTCAATGTCCGTGCCGTTTGGTTTAAACCAGGTATCCCCTTTTTTAAGATGAGCATGGTTCGGTTCGTCAAGACCGCTATATACCTGTGTCAAACCATCCGCAGATAATCGACCTTCTAAGTATTCTACTTTTCTAGCAAGTGGTGATTTATATTGGTAAACAACATCAGATACACCTGTTGTGTTTGCTGCTATTTCAGAGTGTAATCCACCGTCAAAAGATAGTTTCTCAACTAAAATCGGTGCTTGAAAGTATTCGCCTTTTGAAAATTCTACCTCAATCCAGTCGCCTGCCTCTAAACAAGGATCACCCTGAAAATTCAAAGAGTAAGGATAAAATTGAAATCCTTTTACTCTATCAAAAAGATTTTCTAAGTATTCTTGCGTCATCATTGGATTTTTCATTTTAGCAACATTGCCATTCGACAATCCAACAGATAGCTTACTTTCTCCATCTAATTCACATTCGATGCCATTCAAACGGAACATTACTTCCTTCCGTTTGAAACCGCCCATAATGTAATTATCCCTAGTCACTCGATAGGATATTTTTGCTATTTTCCGCATTTCTAGTTGACCGTACCTGTTAAAAATCGCATATGAACCTATCATCTGAGCGACATATTTAATCGCTTCTCTGTAACTAGTTTCATTCAATTGTGACCTAACAATCATGTCGCTAGGTATATTTGTCGGCGTAGTTTGAATATTGCACGATTGACATATCTCGCTATACACATCCCTTAACTGCGCTCTATAACCTAATTTAGATTTATATTCGCCGTTTAACCTACAAAATCCATCTTGTAATTTTAGTTTCGTCGAGTTGGCATTTCTGTCTAACTCGATATCGACGATGAAAAACTGACCTAAAGGCTTGTATTCCACTTTGCCGTTAACCACTATACCGATTTCCGCAGTTGCAGGCATCATTTCTTGGATACCTTCGACCAACTCTTTAATTTCTACAGTTAGTCCAGCAACATAGGCACCGCCAAACGTATAACTTGATCCTGATACAATCGCTTGGTCGTAATCTAACTTCGCTAGTTGTCTACCTGTGTACACTCGATTGTTTAGCGTAAAACGTGCGTCTACTTGCCTTTGTGGACTTTTGACTGCTGCTAAATACTCTTTACTTTGTTCTAACAATCTTTCACCTCCCTACTGCTGAATCACTTGAACAGATACAGATTTATAATATAAAGTGCCTGACAAATAGCCTTGCACTTCTGATTGAATTGTGCCGCGGTAGACAGTTAAACTTTCGCCGAGAATATTAATAGAAAAGAACCCACCAACTAAATTACGTTTGATGAGTTCTTTTTCTGAGTGAGTCAAATACGCCCACTTAATATTAATCGTTTGTTTATTCGCAATTAGGTCACCTATCATTAATCCGCTTGCTGTTCGCCCAGTTGAAGATGACCAGATTAATTCATCAGCAATGCTTATATCTGTAGGTGACGGTAGATTCACACCGTTTACAACAATTTCTGCCATCTAATCATCTCCTCTATTGTAGAATTGGCGACTCGCCACGACGAATTGTGATTTCGTTAATTGTATCAACAACTTTATTGGTTAGTCTTTCTCCATCAATTGTTAAATCAAGACCTTGTAACGACTGTAGGATAGCAGTTAGAATAGCAATAATTTGCGCATCGTTATTTCCACCTTTATTGGTTAATTCAGCAGCTTTTCGAGCCATTTCTAACATTTTATTTTCAGGTGCAACAATTTCACCATAGCGTTTGTTATCCCCAATCATTGCTAGTTGTGGTGTATTAGCCTTAACATAACCACCTTGAGCTAATCGTGGTAAATTCACATAGCTAAATCCACCGATATTAACACCAGGCAACTTATTAATTAAACTAACAGCTCCATTTAACATACCAATACCGCTATTAATGGTTCTTTCAACAGTTCCAAGCACTCCATTAATGACACTTCTTACAGCACCACCGATAGCATTCCCTACCATCGTGCCTACATGAGTAAAGGTGGCTCTGATTTGATTCCATATACCGCCGAAGAAGCCAACGATACCGCTAAAAGCAGAGGTTACGCCGTTATAAGCTTCTTGGAATTTCCCACGGAACCATGATCCTACAGCATTAAATACGTTTTGAATATTCTTATACTGTTGACCAAACCAATTACCGATTGACTTGAATGCATTTTGAACATTTTTATAAGCGTTGCCGAATTGTTGTCCAAACCAATTTGCAACTCCTGATAATACATTTTGAACATTCTGCCATTGTTGTGAAAACCACTGCCCAATTGATTGAAAGGCATTCTGTACGTTTCTATAGGCGTTACTAAACATATTGTTGAACCAATTAGCAATATTGGATAACGTATTTTGCACGTTTTGCCACTGTTGGCCGAACCATTGTCCCAGTTTTGAAAATATATTTGTAATACCATTCCATGCTTGTTGGAATTTATTAGTAAACCATTCAGCGACATCATTGTATGCATTTGATATATTTTGTCTTAAATCATTAAAGAATTGAGCAATCCCATCACAAATCTGACCAATAAAATCACTAATTCCTTGCCAAACTTCATTGGTTTTACTAGATAATTCATCCCAACTTGAAGCTATTTGCATCGCTGCATCAACTAAGGAAATAAAGAAATCACATACAATCTTTATTATATCCATTAATAGCTTCCATGCATCAGCAAGTAATTGGATTGATAAAATTATCCCATTCCCCACTGCATCAGCTAAATCTGCTAAAGCTTTTATAAATACATCAAGTATAAACGCAATCAAAGGTTTTAGAATTACATTCCAAATCCATATTAAAACTTTAGCTAGCGGTTCGAACGCAGCGACAGTAGAATCTATAGCTGGTTTTACATGATTTTCATACACATCTTTAAAATTAGTTGCGAATTTTTCAATTACTGGATTAATGTACTTATCATACGCTTCTATGACTACACCAACTAATTCTGATATACCAGACATAAATTCTCTGATGAACGGTCCTACAGAACTATCATAAATTTTATTTAACGCATCCCCTAAATCATTTACAGCTTGCTCTATTGTTTCAAAAAATGGAGCAGCTGCATTTAAAGATTTTTTCAAAGTTTCGCCTAATTTCGGAGCGTTGTCTTTAATTATTTTTTCTAACCCCTCTACAAAGTCAGCACCTAATTTTGTTCCTATCTCAAAAATAGTACTTGTAATACTTAGTAAAGTTGAAACAATAGCCGTCCCTATACGAATGGCACCTTCAGAAGTTATAACATCATAAAACGTATTGGATAATATACTTACAATATTTCCAGCAGCTTCAGCAATACGGCCTAAATTAGTTAATGATTCAACTAGAGCGTTAATGATTCTATCTTTTTGATTCCTGAGTCCTCCAGCAATTGATTCTGCTAGAAAAATGCCAATACCTAAAGCATAGTTACCCAACGCTCCAACGTATTGACCTAGCGCATATGCCATTTTATCCAACATACCATTAAACGCTTCAACAACACGACTATCACCGAATATTTCACCTAATAATCGCCATATATCTTCCAGTGCATTTTTAAATCTATCTATACCATCAAATCTAAATGTAGCTTTAAAGCCTTGTTTAAAAAGTTCAAACAACTCCTTAAACCTATCTATTAATCCGTTAGTTAAATCTCCTAATTTATTTTCGCCTTCAGCAAGTTTTCCTAAATCAACTTCAGCGCCTTGGATGGCATCGTCACCACCACCGCCGCCACCTCCACCAGATCCTGAACCACCATCTGATTTGTCAGGTTGATCATCAAGTTTGTTAATCTGGTCAAAGCCCATTAATGCTTTCATTTCCTTGGCTGCTTTTTTAGCAGACTTACCAACGCCATCTGTCGCTTTACCAAGTCCACCTGCTTGTTTGCCAGCGTTAGAAAGACCAGAAGCTAAATTACTCGCTTCTTTAGATGCACTACCAATACTACTGGATTGTCCTGATGACTTATTACCAGTTAATAATTCAGTTAGCGCCTTAAAAGCATTTGCTAAGGTTAAAATCTTAGCTAGGAGCGTGTTTATCAATCTTAAAATTGGTGTAAATAGATTAATCAAACCTTGTCCAATAGTTGCCATAAATTGCTCCATTTGCAATCTCATCAGCCTAACTTGGTTTGCCCAACTGCCTGAAGTTCTCGAAAAATCTCCAGCAGCAAGACTAAGTTGCTGTTGAACGAATGCAAAACGTAAAGCAACCTTTTCAGCTTCAGACATTTCTTTCGTTGTCTTGTTATAACCGTTAGCCATTGCATAAGCATCCAAAGCATTCTGAGTCATTACGATACCCAAATCTTTTAATGTTTCGGTTTCGCCTGTGAACACCGATTTTAGCTTTGTGTATGCTTCGTCTTGGCTGATATTATAAAAAGATGCCACATCACCTGATAGTCCTGTTAGCGCTGTAGCCATGTCATAAGCTTGTTTTTCACCGAACCCAAACGCCTTAGCCATTGCACCAAATGTACCTGTATAGCGTTTTGCCATCGTTTCAGACAATCCGAATTGTTGTGCTGCATTTTTAGCAAAGTCATCTACTTGTTTTGTCATCTTTGGAAAAGTGACGTCTACTACGTTTTGCACTTCTGCTAAATCTGAACCAAGTTGTATTGCTTGTTTACCAAAATCAAAAACTTTCTTTGCAGCAAATAGTGCGGCCATACTTGCAGCAGCTTTTTTAGCAAATCCCATCACACCGTTCATTTGCTTTTGGAAACCTTGCTTATTCACGTTCAAATCTAAATGAATATCACCAACTTTTTGAGACACGCTCTCACCTCCTTACTTTGCTAATTCAATAAATGCTTGTTTGATTTGCTCTAAATAGCTATCAATTTCTTGACTTGTTTTCTCTTTAGCCAGTCTATTACGCCATTCGTTTCTAATAGCATGTTGACCTTGTGAGAAATGTTTGAGCATATCTGGGTCATCTTCACTGCGAATTTGAACAATTCTTCCAAGTGGAGTCTCTCCATCAATACCAGTCAATAGAACTTTAAATTCGTTCCAAGACATCTTTTTAAATTCATCTGAATACAAAGATAAACCGTACTGCGTTCTCATCGATGATACAATTAAGTCAAAATCATCAATCAAATCATAGTACGGTTCATCACTCTCCCAATTCTTCGTTTCCTGTGACTAATCCCATTGCAGTCTTTACTAACTCTGCAAAATCAGTAAATTTCAATTTTAATGCATCAATTTTCTTTCGGTCTTTTTCATCAAACAATAGTTGATACATATTAACGATTTCTTTAATTCCAACATTATCGCCAGAATCAGACATAATGGCCATCATTTTCAAAGCTGTAGATGCATCATCATTGACCTTTAATTCAATATCTTTAATTTTAATGACTGGTGAAGTATCGAAACTTAATTTTTCTGTAATGTCGATGATTTTACTCATTTACTTGCTCCTTTTTCTTTGTTTTTAATTTCTTCAAATATCCTAATCTTACTAATCGTTCGTATCTTTCGGCTTTTACATCATAAGTAGGGGTAAACTCATCATTTACCCCATACTCCTTACGATCATAGGCATCCACGAACGGTTGTATAATCTTATACATGGACTAACCTCCTAAACTGCAGGAACCACAATCGGCTTACCGTTAGACATCACATCAAACGCTAATGGCGCCACGTTTGTTGAGTCTCCTGCACCAAACTCAGTAATATTAATGACCGCGCCTAAAAAGACTACTTTCGTGCCATCCGGGAAAGTCCATTGGATATCTACTTCTGCATCACGTCCATTTTTGAATGCTTTGGTCGCAATATAATCATTACCTGTATCGGCAACATTTCGTTTACCTGATACTGAAATAGTAATCGATTTGGAAGTCATCAAACGACGCGTCCATCCAGCTTGGTCAAACGGAGTCCATTCTTCTACTCCGTTATCAAAAGACACGCTAAAACTTTCCATGTCTGCAATATTGCTGAATGTTCCGCCGGAAATAGAAGTACCATCAGAAGACGTTGCCGCTGTACCTGTGTTTACCTGAAATTGATTTTCATAAACGGGATATACCCCTGTTTTTTTACCTGCCATTATTATTCCTCACTTTCTTTTTTATCAAAATAAATGACAAACTCGATAACTCGCTCATAAATATGATTATCATCTGTACCGACATCGATTGGTTCACGCGTATTCAGAGTTAGAAATTGCACTGCATGTTTTCCTATCACCAAATCTTTTGAGTGTAGAATTTCTTGATAGATTTCCCATGCTTTTTCTTCAGTCTCAACAGCGTTCTTATTCCAATGTACAAGCAAGCTAATGCCTTTTTGCTCGTAGCTTGATAAATCATACCCACCTAATCCAAAACGTGGTGGAGAGCTGTCTTTAAGCTGATAAACACCTATTGAATTTTCTTTTTTGTTGTCTAGTTTGCCTACATAATAATTTTCAGCAACACCTAAACTCTCTAGCCAGTTTCTAACATCTGATAATAAAATCATTAGTTACACTCCTGTTTGTTGTTTGTAAAATTTTGAAAAAGCACTTTTAGCAAAATCACTATGCTTTCCACCGTCTGCCCAGTCATCTAACCAGTGAGCCTGTGCATTTGAATTGTGCTCACGATTAAAATTGTATTCAGGGTGATAGTAAAGCCGTCTAGCATAGGGTGTGCTGTGAACAAGACTAACCGTTCCATTGCCTGACTTGGAATAATCCACGAAAAAGGCTTCTCCTTGCAAGGTACCTTTATCTCTAGGGACTACTTGCGCCTGTACTACTTCTGTATGCAACGCTTCAGCAGTCATTTCTAAAGCTCTGACAGTCGCGTTAGTCAGCTTATTGATTGCTCCCATATCAAAAGTAACTGTTGCTTTACTCATGCACTCACCTCAAATCTAATCGCGTATAATTCACCGTGCCATCTGGATTTCTAGCCTTCATACCTGACTCAATCATGCGCTTTTCACCAAATATCACGACTTCTCCACCTGATAAAGTTGGGACATCAGGAAAGATATCCCCAACAAAAAAAGCTCGTCCGGTAATCTGAACAAGCTTCTTTTCATCGGTTAAAATGGTTTTTGCTGAGTCTTGGTAATTACACTTGAATGAACCGTCATAAGTAATTGGTTCTCCATCTTCCGTGATGCCTTCATCATATAGAAATACATCAATCGATGTCTTACATAATCTTTTGTGTACTAAACAAGGAAATTTCATCAAATCACGCTCCTTGTTAGTCCTGTCTGCTTCAGCAATTCATAGGTACTACGCTTCATGGCAACACCATTCATTACTTCAATATTCCAACTCTGGCCGAATGACATGGATACACCATTGATACTATAGGATTGCAAGACACTATCAATCATATCTTGGTTTTCGTACACAAAATCAACATGTTGACAAATTACTTCTTTAATTACTGACTGTTGAAAAGGAGTCAGATTATCAAATCCTTTGCCACGAATACGGTTAAAGGTTAGCATATCCACTTGTTGGCTTGCTTCCTTTAACCTTTTAGCTAAAACTTCAGTGTCAAGAGTACCTAAATAGTTTTCTTTGTAATGGGGCTGACCCAAAAGTATTTTAGCAAGATAATTAAAAAAAGAAATCCTTATGATGAAATAAATAATTAATAAAAGGCAAAAGAAAATCCGAATGTTCAACTTGATTACTCATAAAATCAACAATGAACGTTCGGATTATTTATATACACATTTTTTATTAAAGACTAATGGGTCAGCCCCATGGTTCCATGGCTATTCACCTTCTTTTTCGGTGGGCTCTTTCTTGGCATTCTTTGTCGATTTAGATTTTGATTTCGCTAATTCTGCTTTTAACTTTTCGTTTTCTTTAACTAAAGCGGCATAATCGCCATACGGCACTGTACGACCAGCACCGTAGGCAATTACATCTCCTTTGTCATCTTTGATATCGAACCCTTGACCAACATAAAATGCCTGCTGATCAGGTGAAATCATATAAACTTTATTGTCTTTTTCGGCAATCATTAAACTTCACCACCAGTTTCAACGTTGATTGATACTGCCACTGCTTTGTTTTTAATCAAGAATAAATCCATGTAGAATCGAGATTGCAACATGTATTTGTCAGCAGTACGGCTATCATGACCTGGACTAAATACATTGATATACGCATATTTGTCGCGAGATACCACACAAGATGGATGGATTAAAATAATGTTGATTTGTTTTGCATCTCCAGCGGCTACACATCCATTTGAGAAATCGTATTTTGATTTCATACGACCAGATGGAACAGTTTTGATTTTCACATCGTCTAAGCTATAGATGTTACGGTTGATAGCTGTACCAGTGTTTTGCACATCGAATGTACGTTGAATACCTTCAGCTTGTTTCAATAATTTACGAATCTTAGGCGTACAATAAATCACACGTCCTTCAGTTGGTACACCTGCGTCATCCATACGTTCCATTTCATCATCAAACCAATCTAAAATGTTCGCTGATGTTAAAGCAGT